TCCTTGTCCAGATACTCCTGAACCTTTCCGCCAAGCGCCTCCTGGAGGGCTGCGGTTTGAGTTGCGTCGAGGGTGAGGCCAGCGGCTGCCGGGTCAAATTCAAATGGCATGGGTATCCCCTTGGGACTTGGTTGGCCCGCCTGACGGGCATAAAAAAACCCCGGCATGGCCGAGGTCAGTAAAACTTTGCAATTGCTAGTGATCAGTTTCGTCCTTCATTAGCTGAATACCTTCAGCCCTCGCGATCCCAATGAGCATGTTCGAGACATCTGCGCCAATGGGGAATCTGTGTTCTGCAATGGACGTCACCACATAGATAGATAGGTCTTCAACACGCTCTAATTCGAGTAGTGATAAAGCTCCCAGAAGCCGGCCCATCTGCGTTAAGGTCCAACCGAAATTCATATCGGCGCGACTTTCCAGTCGATGGGGAATTTGAACTTTCACCTCACTAGGCAAGCTTGCAGCCAGACTGACGACGCGACCGCTAGGGCTTTCGAAAAAGACCCCGTTTATCGTGCAGGGGAAATGTCCAGTTGAGATAACTCTGATTGAAAGAAAGAAGTCACTCGCCCATTGATCCACTAAGATTTTTTCTCTTTCGCGATCATCTTGGGCGGCCTCATTCCTGCGTACAAGGATAAAGCTCGAAACTACCGCCAGCATCGCGCCGACACCAGAAACCCAATCTCCCAAGCTTCCCCAGTTAGGTACGTACTTTGTAGTCGAGTTTGGGTTGAAATTGATTCCCGCTGTCAACCCAAGCAAGCCGCATACAGCACACGCTGATACCGCCACCAACCCCAAAATCCATCTCATGCTTGCCTCCGACAAACAGCTTTAATCGTCGTGACACTGTCACGCCTAGCTTTGCAGTGCGACTACAGACAGTCCCCGCATAACTAAAAAATCAGCAAACTGCGTCCTACTCGGCGCGTATGGCGGCGGGCGCATGCGCAATCCGGGCGTACCACGGTTCAGCCGTGTGCGCCGGCCGTTTGGTTCGGTGCAATGGGTGGGCTCTTCGATCTGGAAGCCCTGCTCGGCGGCGTACAACTCGACCGCCAGCCGTACTTGGCCCCACTCGAGTTCAAAGGGCACGAATGTCTCGGAGAGCGTCTGATATTCGATCTTGCAGTCACGCCGCGGCCAGGCCATAGCCTGATCGGGATTGGCCTTGCTGCCCTTCCATTGACGAGCGTTGATATCGGCTGCGGCGCGCAGCAACAGTTCGACCTGATCGGCCTCAGCTTCAGGAATCCGGAACCCGTAGTAGTCGCGGTAGAAGGTCAGCTTCTCCAGCGGCACGAAACTATTCGCGTCCGGCCTACCCTTCCCGTCCTCAACGATCATCTGCATGCGCTATCTCAACTCGGTTGAGCGCCGAGTGTAACGCCTGCTCGGATGAACATGTCAGGCTCTGCTTCCTTCAGTAGCGCCAGGGTCAGCGGCTTGAACGACTTGTCGAGCTGCAGCTTGGCGAACTTCTCGGGAGTCAGACCGCCATCGCGGAACAACTTGGCCCGCACCGGTCCGAGAGCGTGATCCTGAAAGCTCGCCGGCTGCGTTGCCAGCCACTCGTAATAGTTCAGGCTGGCATCGACCTGCGCCCCGCCATTCTCGCCCACCGAGGCGCGCGTGGCATCCTTGGCGAACAGCTCCGAAAGCCTGGTCGTCGGCACCGTGGTCGATCGACAGTTGATGTGCGCCGGCGGCAAAGGCCCTTTACCCAAGTCGAAGCGCATGCCGTCCAGGCCTTTGCACTGCTGCGAGGTCTTGCGGTCGAGCGTCGACACCCAGCGGTAGCCCAGAACCACGTCACTGTTGGCCTTCAGCGTTTCCATTCGCGCCGTCGTGGCCACGTGCTGGATAGCCGTCTGCACCACCGACGCAGCGTTGCGATTGCTCACCGCCAAGACGCCGTCCATGAAGTTCTGCGCTGCGGTGCCGCGAATGGCCTGGATGATTTGGGCGTTGGTCTGGCCTTGGCCGAAGCCGAGGCGGATGGTGTTCGTGATCCGCATCGTCTCCGTGCGCGTCCAGCCACTGACGAAACTCTTCAGCAACTTGCCGCCGTCGATGCCCTTCACCTGCAGCGGATAGGAGAACACCGCCGCTCGGATCACCGTGTTGGTCGGCACCACCGCGTCGATTGAGAGCGCATTGCTCAGGCTTTTGGCCTCAAAGGTCGACTCATACAGCGCGATATCGACCAGATCGGCCTGCACCAGATCGCCATACGCCTTGTAGATGCTCAGCAGCTTGCCGTCCACCCGGGCCAGGAACTGCTCAAGGCGGTCGCGGGTGTAGGTGGTCAGCTCCTTGCGGGTCAACTGCTCGCGCACCAGCTTGTCGATCTGGCGCAGGTACTTCTCGAACTTTTTGACCTCGCCAGCCTTAAGCCGCTCCAGCATTACCGAGTGACGGGTCGTCTGCTCCAACAGTTGGCTGTCCGCCTGCGCCTGGCTTGTCTTTGGCATCTTCTCTGTCCAGGTTGATGCCGGCCGACTCGCGCTCATCGCTGATCAGGTCGGCTTCATCTTCATATGGGCGGTCCGGCAGCTTACCGGTGGTGAGGTACTGCCAGTAGGTGTCGGCGCTGATCGTGCCAGCCATCACACCTTTCAGCAGCTCGGCGAGTACTTGGGCGTCGACCACCGGGGTGACGAACTCGGGACTTACCTTGAACTTGACCTGTTTCGGGTCGTAGCCCTTCCACTCGGCGGCGTACCGCAGGCCCTGCTCCACCGCTTCTGCCACCGTGACGACAATGCTGTGCAGCGTGGCGTGCTGGTCGTTCTGGCGTGTCTTGCGCGCTTCGCCCGACTCAATCCCGCCGACATCCATGACCTTGGCACCGGCTTCAAGCGCGGCGTTCTTCTGGTTATCCATGGCCTTGCGAACTGCCTCGACGCCGGCACCCTGGAACTCCAGATAGCCACACTGTCCGTTGGGCCCAAGATCCCACGCCGCCGATGGCCCCGTCACACTGAGCTCTACGGAGTCATCAAGGCCAGACACCCACGGTTGCGGATGACTGGTTTGGTGCAGTGCGGTGAAGTAGTCAGCACTCAGCTGGTATGACTTCAACGCGGCCCGCGCCATGGTCAGCAGCGGCACCTCGTCGACGTCCGGCGAGTTGTCGGTCGATCCGCAGTAAATTACCGGCAGGTATGCCAGCCCCATCACTAGTCGGTTGTCGGTACCGGTAGTTCCAAGAGGCTTCTCGTCCTCGACGAGCTCACCACCCTCGTTACGCACTGCGGTGTAACAGGTATCGCCTTGCATGAAAAACTCACGGAACACCGTGTCGCAGTCGTGGTTGTAGCGATCGCCGCCCTTCTTGCGAAACTCGCGGAACACAGAGAGGACCAGATCCTGCCGGCCGCCCTGATCAGCAGTGTCCCAGTTGATAGCGTTGCGCGTGGCATACGTCGAGAAATACGGCTCGCCGCGATCATCGATATTCACCACCAGCGGTACCCGGCCATGCGAGATAGCCTGGCGTACCATGCGGAAGAACAGCTGCTTCAGACCGAAGCCATCCGCCGTGGCGTTGTCCTCCAGCCCTTTCAGGCCGGCGGGCAGTTCGATCTCCGGGACCAGCCGAGACACCAAGCCCATCATCGAGCGCAGAGAGTCGCGCACCCAGTGTTCGTACTGAGCGCGGGCCGTGTAGTTCGCGTAAAGGTGCTTGTTGCCGGCCGCGTCGAGCTTTTCGGCCTCGACCATGCCGCTCGGTTTGGGAAGATTGCGCTCGTTGCGCTTGACGGCGCACTCACCCTCGAGCGCGTCATCCATCATCTCCCACTCGGCGATGTGCGCGTCGTAGTCTGGGTTTGTCGATTGCACTGGCATCAGGCCAAGCCTCCAATTCGGCGTGTTCCGCCTGTGCGTGTTTTGATCGGGTATCGCTTGGCAATGAAGTAGCCAGGTGCATCCACCAGGTGGTCGTACCCTGCCTTCTTGTCGGGCTCGCCCTTGTCCGTGTAGATCTGCCGCTCCAGGCACTGCGTGTATTTCGGACACTGGTCGACGTTGACCAGGTACCGGCGTTCGCCGTACGTGTTGGCGAACATCGCGCACATGGCGTTGACCCGGTCTTTCACTGCCGGGTTGGTCGAGTCCACCACCACGGTGAAGCCGGCCTTCCTGAGCAGCGACAGATCCGATTCGCTCGCACTTTTGCTGCTGGTGTTCTGGCCGCTGGCGTCCGGGTAGATCGCAATGCTGTGATCGGGGAAGCGTAGCTTGATCTTCTCGATCATCTCGGGTGTGTCCCGCACATCTGAGAATTCGCTGAGCGCCAGTGGCAAATCATCGCGAATCACGTGCACGACGGCCGCCATCTTCATGACGTTGAAGTCCATGCCAATATGCAGCGCCTCACCGCGCTTGATGGTCTCGCTGGTACGGTTCGCCTCACGATTGAACGTGTAATAGACGACACCCGCGTAGTTCTCGAAGCTGGCCTCGTATTCCTGTCGAAAGGTTCGAGGGTCCATCTTGCGACGGGCTGCTTCAAGCTCTTCAGCCGGGACATTGCCGCCATCGAGCGAGGTGTATAACCAGCTCTTGTGATCAGGCTCATGACCCGGACGTCCGTCCTGGAACGTGTCGTAGCAGTGGTTGAAGCCCTTTGGCGTACCGATGCGCAGTGCATGGCCCCCCTTCCGAGCCCCCGCACCGGGAATCGTGTACTGACAAGTCGAGAGCATCGGCCGCAGCACTTCTTCCCACGCCTCCCACGGGCAGTCCGCCCATTCATCCACCAAGACGAAGAACAAACCGGAGCCGCGCAG